ATGAAGAGTATGATGAAGATCAACTTGATGAAGTTTCTTTAGATACTGCTGCAAAAGTTTACAAAAAACGTGCAGACAATGCATATGATGGTCAGAGTAATAAAGATGTAAACAAACAAGTATCAAGCAGAGAAATTATTGGTAAAAGGTTTGGTCTTGCAGGTAAACAAATGGCCAAAGGAATTGAGAAAAAATACAGCAATTATTCAGAAAGCACAGATCAGGAAGAGTATTCAATGATTGACGAAATGCGGGCACAGATGCACGATGATATTCAAGCACTGTTTGCTGATGACCAAACTATTTCGGAAGATTTTAAATCTAAAGCCGCAACAATTTTTGAAGCACGTGTCTTTGACCGTGTTGCACAGATTCAAGAAGAAATGGAATCCGAGTATGCTGGTATGCTTGAAGAAACCGTTGAACAAATCAAATCCGATCTAACAGAGAAGGTTGATGATTACCTAAACTACGTAGTAGAACAGTGGATGCAAGAGAATCAAATCGCTATTGAAAGTGGTCTGCGTTCTGAAATCACAGAAGATTTTATTGCTGGTCTCCGTAATCTGTTTGCAGAAAACTATATCAATGTTCCAGAAGATAAAGTTGACCTAGTTGAAGAGTTAGCCGCTAAAGTGGAAGAACTTGAAACTAAACTCAATGAAGAAATTGAAACAAACATTGAATATAAAAAAGCTTTGACTGAAGCTATTAAAGAACAATTGACAGTAGAAGTATGTGAAGGTTTGACCGCAACTCAAGTTGCAAAAATCAAAACACTTGCAGAAAGTGTAGACTTTTCCACAGAAGAAGAGTTTGTAGAGAATCTTGAAACCTTGCGTGAAAACTATTTTCCATCTGGTATCCAGAAAGCAAAAGTATCACATCTTCAAGAGCAATTTGAAGAGACTGAAGAGAAAAAATTGGTAAGTGCTGATCCATTTATTTCCGCAGTTTCACAAGCAATTTCAAAAACAAAAATTTAAAAAATAAACAAGGAGATACACATGTATTTGTCTGAAGAAAGCCAACAAAAATGGGCATCGGTACTGGATCATCCAGACCTTCCCGCAATTAAAGATCCATATCGCCGTGCTGTTACCTCTGTTATTCTGGAAAACCAGTTGACAGAAATGCGTAAAGAAGCTGGCATTCTGAACGAAGGTCCTCCAGCTAACTTTTCTGGTACAGGCGGTTTCGGTGGCGGTGCTGCTGCAGCTGGTCCAGTTGCCGGTTTTGATCCAATCCTTATTAGCTTGGTTCGCCGTTCATTGCCTAACTTGATCGCTTATGACGTTTGCGGCGTTCAGCCAATGACTGGTCCTACAGGTCTGATTTTTGCAATGCGTACTAAGTACGACACACAAGGTGGTACTGAAGCATTCTATAACGAAGCTAACACAAACTTCTCAGGCGCTAACGGTGCTATTGCAACTGGTTCTATGACCATTTCTGCTAACGCCACTGACGTTCTGTTGGGTAACGCATCGCCAGGTAACGCAATGACAACTGGTTCTGCTGAAGCCTTGGGTGACGGTGCTGCTGGTAACACATTCCAACAAATGGCATTCTCAATTGAGAAAGTCACTGTAACTGCTAAGACACGTGCTCTGAAAGCAGAATACTCAATGGAATTGGCACAAGACTTGAAAGCAGTTCATGGTCTTGACGCTGAAACTGAATTAGCAAACATTTTGTCTGCTGAGATTCTTGCTGAGATTAACCGTGAAGTTATTCGCACAATTTACTACGTTTCGAAGCGTGGCGCACAAGCAGGTACAACTACTAAAGGCGTGTTCAACCTGGATACAGATTCGAACGGTCGTTGGATGGTTGAAAAGATTAAAGGTCTGGCATTCCAGATTGAGCGTGAAGCCAATCAAATCGCCAAGACAACCCGTCGTGGTAAAGGTAATGTAATGATCTGCTCGTCAGACGTTGCATCTGCCTTAGCAATGGCTGGTATTCTTGACTATCAATCAGCATTAGCTGGTCAAGTTAATCTGACAGTTGATGACACTGGCAATACATTTGCTGGTACAATCTTCGGTCGTATCAAAGTTTACATTGATCCATATTCGCAGACTGGTTCAACCTCTGAGTTCGCAGTTGTGGGCTACAAAGGTACCAATGCATATGACGCAGGTATTTTCTACTGCCCATACGTTCCTCTGCAAATGGTTCGTGCAGTTGATACTGGTACTTTCCAACCTAAGATCGGTTTCAAGACTCGTTACGGCATGGTTGCAAACCCATTTGCCGAAGGTACAAGTCAAGGTCTAGGCGCAATGAACGTTGGTCTAAACAACTACTATCGTTCATTCGGTATTCAAAACTTGATGTAATCAAACCACCACTAAGAGTGGGTTTAGAGAGAGTCCTTCGGGACTCTCTTTTTTTCGTTTATAAATACACGTATGACAGCACTCAATAGAAATCCATCCAATCCAAACATGCTCCAACCGAATAAGTTCACACTGAACTTATCAAGAGCACCCAACCTTCAATACTTTTGCCAAACTGTAACATTACCAGGTCTTTCTACATCTGAAATACCTATCAATAATCCATTTGTTGAATTGTATGCACCAGGTGAGAAAGCAATCTATGATACGTTGAATGTTACTTTTCTAGTTGATCAAGAGATGACTGGCTGGTTAGAGATACACGATTGGCTCCGTGCTATGACATTTCCCACATCATTTGAAGAGTATACTAGATTAGGTCAATTAAATAAATTCACCACTACAGCTGATTCTAAAACACCTCAATATGCCGATGGTTCGGTAACTATTCTTTCTGCTGCAAACAAACCTTATTTTAAAATTAACTTTATCAATATGTTTCCTATTGCTCTAGGTGGATTCATGATGTCTGCTACTGATACACCAGAGACTATTATTACTTCTGATGCCACATTCAGATTTACCTATTTTAATATTGAAAAATTGATTTAGATGTGATATACTCCTAAAGAGGAGATAAACCATGAGCAAACTTGATGATGTATTGAAGATGTGGACAGACGATTCTAACATAGATCGTACTGAACCAGGTAAAGCACTAATAGATATTCCCAAACTTCACAGTAAGTATCTCAACATTCTATCACAACATAGATTGATGGTGAAAGATGCTGAGTTCAAATATAACCGCATGAAGAAACTCAAGTGGGAATATTACACAGGTAAATTAGATGATGATGACTTGAAGAAGTATGGTTGGGAACCATTTCCATTCACACTCAAATCCGACATCACTACATACTTGGATGCAGATGAGGATATTAATAAGTATCTGGCAAATAAAATGCTGAATGAAGAAGTTGTTGAAGTATGTAATGCTATATTAAAAGAACTTAACTCTAGAACGTTTCAACTTAGATCGTTCATTGATTGGGAAAAATTTATACAAGGTATATAATGAGAATTGATCCAAGTAAAGACTTAATGCAACATCATAGCAAAAAATATCCAATGGAGGTAGGTGCTCCAGTCTTTGCACCTGTTGCCGTCAAAGAAGAAAAAGATAAAAGTTTAAATGTAGCAAAACTACATGCCAAACAAGAGTATGAACGTATTATGGAACAAGTTGATGTTCTACGCAAACAAGCAGAATCGTTGATGCGTAGATTAGATGTTACTCATATTGTTCATGAGTCTGATTGTAGTTTTAATCCAGGATTTAATCAAATATATTTTATTTACTTCAGTACAATACGCAATAAAAATGTAGTGATGTGTATGCATCCAGACCAATGGTGTATAGGTGGTATACCAGAACATCTAAACTTTATTGTTGCCATTCGTAAGAAAGGTGATAGCACTTGGGAAGAAGTTTTAGATGAATGATTTAGTTCTCTATAAACAGAATGAAGCCTTTATTCGTTTTGCATGTGAGAAAAGTCTTGCTCAAGAATTAGCAGACTACTTTACATTCTATGTTCCTGGTTATCAATTTATGCCAGCATACAAAAACAGATTGTGGGATGGTAAAATAAGACTTGCAGACCTACGTACAAATACCGTGTATCATGGTCTTGTACCGTATATACAGAAGTTTTGCAAAGAGAGAGACTA